AAAATGGTTGATATTGAAGCACTGCTAGAGGGTGTGAATCCCCCATATTTTGCCAATAGTAAATGGGAACCAGGCAATCCTGTCTATTACTCTGGTCCTTATTGGGACAACCAGGAGTTGGGAGCAGCTGTCAATGGACTTCTGAATGGTAAGTGGTTGGCATCTGGTGAGAAGGTGTATGAGTTTGAAAAGAAGTTCTCCAAACAATTCAATAAGGGATACTCCCTAATGGTCAACTCAGGTAGTTCTGCCAACCTGGTTATGATTGCTGCATTGAAGAAGCGATTTGGTTGGCAGGATGGTGATGAGATTATCGTGTCATGCGTTGGTTTCCCCACTACCATTGCACCTATTGTTCAGAATGGTCTGAAACCAGTATTTGTTGATATTGATTTCTCTGACCTTAACTGGAATCTGGAAGAGATTGAGGAAAAGATTTCTACGAAGACTCGTGGTATCTTCTCTTCTCCTGTTCTTGGAAATCCATATGATATTAATGAAATCCTAGACATTTGTGATCGTAATAAGATCATGTTGATTTCAGACAACTGTGACAGTCTGGGTAGTAAATGGAATGGTCGTTTCCTTACTGACCACTCTATCGCTGCATCCTGTTCTTTCTATCCTGCTCACCACATCTGCACTGGTGAGGGTGGTATGATTTCATCTGATGATGAAGAACTTATCAACATCGCCCGCAGTCTGGCATGGTGGGGACGTGATTGCTACTGTGTTGGCACACAGAATCTCCTTGCATGTGGAACATGCGGTAAGCGATTTGATAAGTGGATAGAAAACTATGATGGTATCATCGACCACAAGTATGTGTATTCTCAGATGGGTTACAACCTGAAACCCATGGACTTCCAAGGTGCTATCGGAACTGTGCAACTGACTAAGCAGGATGAGATTCATCGTCTGCGTCGTAAGAACAAGGTTCTGATGCAAGAAATCTTTGAGCGTATTCCTGGTGTCCGCAGTGTGAATGAACTGCCCCAAGCAGAGACCAGTTGGTTTGGTGTCCCCATCATCTGTGATAGTGTTGAGACTAAGACTAAACTGACTAAGCACCTGGAAGATAATAAGGTTCAGACTCGTAACTACTTCGCTGGTAACATTCTGATGCACCCTGGTTATCGTCACCTTGATTACTATCGGAACTATCCGAATGCATGTAAGGTGCTTGATTTGGTTTTCTTTGTTGGTTGCTCTCCTACAATCACTGAAGAGATGATTGATTATGTTGGAACTGTAGTTGATTCTTTTGAGAAATGAGAGTTGCGGATTATGTAATCGACCAGATCTACAAGGCAGGTTGTGAACATATCTTCCTTGTAACCGGTGGCGGTGCCATGCATCTTAATGATGCTGTTGCAGCACATGGTAAAATCAAACCGATTATCAACCACCACGAGCAGGCGTCTGCCATGGGTGCTGTGGCATATGCCAAGTATAACAATAGTCTGGCAGCGGTAAATGTGACCACTGGATGTGGAGGCACCAATGCCATCACAGGACTCTTAGATGCATGGCAGGATAGTGTTCCTGTCATCTTTGTATCTGGCAATGTCAACCGCCCTCACATGGCACCAGAGGGCAGTAGGAACCTTGGTGTGCAGGAAGCAAACATCATTGATATTGTGAAACCCATCACTAAATATGCTGTGGTGGTCAATGATCCCCAAGACATCGATGAGGTAATGAAAGATGCGATTCGGATTGCTACTCACGGTCGTCCTGGTCCTGTATGGATTGACATTCCTATGGACGTACAAGGGGCTCAGTTTACTACCGTTTCTGAACTGATTCGTAAAGCAGAGCGTCCACTGATTCTCGCTGGTAACGGTATCAACTGTGCTCAGGCAAGAGAAGAGTTTATTGATTTTGTTTGGTCAACAAACATTCCTGTAGTCACTTCATACAATGCAGTTGATCTATGACCACTTCGTAGGTAGAGTTGGAGTCAAAGGAACCCGCGCAGGTAACTTTGCAATGCAGAACTGTGACCTGCTCCTGGTGATTGGTTGTCGTCTTCCTGTTCCTGTGACTGGATACAACTACAAGACATTTGCTAGAGAAGCAACTGTCGTTGTGGTTGACATTGATAAGGATGAGCACTCAAAGGACACTGTTGAGATTGATTGGTTTATTCACAGAGACGCCAAAGACTTCCTTACTCTGAATAAGTTTGAGCGTGATAAAAACGACTGGAATGAAATCTGTCGTCTGTGGAAGAAGAAGTGGCCTGTCTGTCCTAGCGAGAACCCATCAGAAAAAGTAGACCTTTACTACTTTATGAAGGTGCTGAATGAACGTAAGCGTAATGATGATGTAGTCATCTCTGATGCTGGTTCAGCATTCTATGTTTGTGCTCAGGCAACAGAGATTCAAGCAAACCAAAGGTTCATCACATCCAGTTCTCAGGCAGAGATGGGATTTACTATCCCCGCTTGTATTGGTGCAGCATTTGCTAAGGATGGTGAGGTGATTGGTGTGACAGGTGATGGTTCATTTATGATGAACCTGCAAGAACTTCAGACTATTGCTCACTACAATCTTCCTATCAAGTTGTTTGTATGGAACAATGATGGTTACCTTTCTATCCGTACCACACAGAAGAAGTTCTTTGAGGGAAGAGAGATTGGAACCGATGCTGAGAGTGGTGTATCCATTCCAAATATCCGTGAAGTGGTAAAGAGTTTTGGTATTGAACACGTATATGCTGATGCTAAGGAACTGGACCATGCAGTCCGAACCACACTTGATCATGATGGACCCATCGTGTGCGAGGTCCTCTGTGAAAAATGGCAAGAGGTTGTGCCCACGATGCAAGGACGAAAGAACCCAGACGGCACGATTAGCGCACCACCCCTAGAAGACATGTATCCTTTCTTGCCGAGAGAGGAGTTCTATGATAACATGATTGTTAAGCCCCTAGACTGATATGCCTGCTGATAACAAAGACAAGGTAACTATTCTAAAGTTACGCAAACAAAAACAGAACAATGTGAAGACTGTTGGTGTCACTGCCTATGATTATCCTCAGGCATTGATGGCAGATAATGCTGGTGTTGACTGGATTTTGGTTGGTGACTCTCTTGGTATGACCACTTTGGGATACAAGAGCACCATCCCTGTCACCATGGATGATATGCTGCGGTCTGCTAGAGCAGTAGCACGAGGTGCAACCCGTGCATTTACGGTTGGTGACCTGCCTTACATGTCCTACCAGGTCTCTAATGAAGAGGCAGTAAGAAATGCTGGTGACTTTATTCAGGCTGGCATGGATGCCGTCAAGGTCGAAGGTTGTATGGTTGAGCGGGTCAAGGCAATCTGTGATGCAGGTATCATGGTGATGAGTCACCTTGGACTGACTCCACACACTAGGGCAAAACTGGGTGGATATCGTGTTCAGGGTAAGACTGCAGACCAGGCAAAAGTTATCCTAGACCAGGCATTGCGTCTGCAAGATGCTGGATGCACGTTCCTGTTGCTGGAGGGTATGCCTAGGGAGTCTGCTGAAATGATTGCTACCAACCTTGAGATTCCTGTGTATGGTATCGGTGCTGGTGATAAGGTTGATGGTCAACTGGTCATCATGCATGACTTGGTGGGACTCTTCTGGGAGTTTAAGTCCAAGTTTGTGAAGCGGTATTGTGAGGCAGGACAGATGATTCAGTCTGCTCTGACTGAATATGTCAATGAAGTTCGTGATCTTCAGTTCCCATCACAAGAGAACTTCTATGAGATCAAGGATGAAGAACTTGAGAAGTTGTTAGGTCAAGGTGCAGGATGGAAGCATGACAAATAAAAAGATTCTCTTTACTGGCGGCAATGGTTTCATTGGTCGTCAGATCATTCCTTTGATTGAGGGGGCTGGATATGATGTAGTTCGACCCAGATCATCTCAGGTTCGCCTTGAGGTTGATGAAGAGGTCGCTACTTTATTCTCTGATGTTCAGCACTATGATGCCATCATTCACGCTGCCATCGTTGGTGGACGTAGAGATGTTGATGATGATTGGGGAGTTATGCACACCAATCTGAACATGTTTGAGACTTTGTATAAGTACATTGATCATACTGACATGTTCATTAACCTGGATAGTGGTGCATCATATGGTCGTCCTGCCCCAGTTCCCGAACCATCTCCACAAGATTTTGGACAAGTGATTCCAGGTGATCCATATGGATTCTCTAAGTACATCATTGCAAAGCGTGTTCTTGCTGATCCAAAGGGTGTGAATCTTCGTATCTTTGGATGCTTTGGTGAACACGAAGAGAGCACACGATTCTTTAGTACCAATATCAATCGGTACATTGATCATCAACCAATCCAGTTGATTAAAGATCGCAAGATGGACTTCATTTATGCCGATGATCTTTATAAGATTATCAAGTATTACCTTGATGGTAACGATGCTCCTAAGGATTTAAACTGCGTCTACAGACGTAAATACATGCTGAGCGATATTGCAGAGATAATCAATCGTTGCGCTCCCTACAAGGTTCCTATTAAATCTGAGGGACAGTTTTCTGTCTTCCCTTACATTGGACAGGCAAATGATCTACCTATCGAATACGACGGTCTAGTATATGGTATACGAAAAGTCTATGAAAAGTATCTTCGTCAACGGAACGTTTGATATTCTACACCCAGGTCACATCCAACTTCTTAACTATGCCAAGTCTCTTGGAGGCACCCTGACAGTTGGTATAGATAGTGATCGGAGAGTAAGAGAAAAGAAAGGGTACGCTCGACCAGTTTATAACGTAGGCGATAGAGCATACATGCTTCAGAATCTCAAAGCCGTTGATTACGTTGTAATCTTCGATAGTGATGAGGAACTGGAGAGATGCATCAAAACTGTAAAACCTGATATAATGGTTGTAGGATCTGACTGGAAAGGAAAGTCTGTGATCGGTTCTATGTATTCTGCTGAGTTGAGGTTCTTTGATAGAATAGAAGAGTATGCAACAACAAAAACAATTCAAAGTATTATTAATCGGTGACAGTTGTGTAGACGAATATGTCTATGGGATTTGTGAAAGATTAAATCCAGAGGCACCTGTACCTATCCTTCATCAGAAGGAGATCAAAACTCAAAAAGGAATGGCATGGAACGTCCGAGAGAATCTACTTTCTTTCGGACTAGAAGTGTATATGCTTACACAAGAAGAGGATATCATCAAGCGTAGATATATCGATCAAAGATATAATCAACAAATGCTTCGCGTTGATATTGAGGATCCAATCAAACCTTTTGATTATGATTTACCCAAAGATCATTACGATGCCTTGATCATATCTGATTATGATAAAGGATTTCTAACAACTCAGAAGATTTTTGATCTTGTTGATTGGTTTGATGGTCCAGTATTCATTGATAGTAAAAAGACAACTCTTCCAGTTCACAAGGATAATGTCTTTATTAAAATCAACGAGGATGAATATAAGAAACTTGTGCATCAAGAATCAAAGAATCTGATTGTAACTAAGGGTGCGAATGGTGCTGACTATCAAGGGACAAACTATCCTGCGATTGGATGTGGTGTCTTTGATGTATGTGGGGCAGGTGACACATTCCTAGCTTCTCTGGTATACTTCTACTTGACCAAGGGTAGTATTGAGACTGCGATTCCTTTTGCTAACAAAGCAGCATCGATAGCAGTATCACACTTTGGAACTTATGTACTAAATGAGAGGGATGTTTATGAGATATGTGGTTGATATTGACGGGACGATTTGTTATCCTGGACCCGATGATGAAAAACGATATACTCATGCCACACCTAGATGGGATCGTATCCAGGTAATAAATAAACTATACGACGAGGGACACACAATCGTGTACCTCACCGCTAGAGGTATGGGACGGTTTAAGAATGATCGCAAGAAAGCATACAAAGAGTTCTTTCAGTTCACTTCTGACCAACTAGATTCCTGGGGTTGTAAATACCATGACCTTTTTCTAGGAAAACCTGCGGCAGATTATTACATTGACGACAAAGGTATCAACGATGGGGATTTCTTCAAGACCGAGAGCAGGTGAACCTGTAAAGTTTGTATCTAAGGGATGGGGATACGAAAAATGGATCGTCAACTGTGAAAAATACTGTGGAAAAATCCTCTTTCTTGCCAAGGGTAAGAAATGTTCCTGGCACTATCACAGAAAAAAAGATGAAGTTTTCTATGTGCAGTCTGGTGCAATAAAGATATACTATGGATGGGATGATAATATTGAACTCGCATCAGTGGCTGTGCTAGAACGTGGTGACAAGTTTCATGTGCCTATCCGTTTAAAGCATAGGATGGTTGCATTGGAAGACACTGAACTATTCGAGTTCAGTACAGAGCACTTTGATGAGGATAGTTATAGGATTGAGAAGGGAGACTAGTTGCATATATTTACTTTTGCGTTATAATGTAAACAGATTGATTATTATTCATGGATAGAATCAAAGATTACGCTGAACTAGAACGTAGGATTTCTGATTGGATTGGAAAATATGTCACTGATAGCAAGATGCTGTCGCTGGTGATTGGTGTGTCTGGTGGTATTGATTCTGCCGTAGCATCAACTCTTGCTGCTAGATCTGGAATCCAAGTCTATGCTCTTGGTATGCCGATCCATCAAAAAGAAGAACAAGAAAATCTTTCTGATGCTCATCTTGAGTGGCTTCAGAATAGTTACTCTAATGTGACTGTACTTAAGTATGACTTATCAGAAACTTTTGATACATTAGTATCAACTATGGGTGCCTATGCAAAGGATAAACTGGCGCTTGCTAATACTCGTTCCCGTCTTCGCATGGTCACGCTGTATCAGGTAGCAGGAACTGTCCGTGGTATTGTAGTGGGAACCGGCAATAAGGTAGAAGACTATGGTGTAGGGTTCTATACTAAATATGGTGACGGCGGTGTTGACATTGCGCCCATCGCTGACTTATATAAAACAGAAGTATGGGAACTTGGTAAGTATCTTGGTGTAGATAAACGAATCATCGAAGCAAGTCCTACAGATGGTCTGTGGGATGATGGACGCACCGATGAAGATCAACTCGGATGCTCTTACGAAGCACTTGAGGAAGCGATGGAGACAGGCTCTGGTCCAGGAGTTGATACTCTTCAGCACTTCTTTAAGCAGAACCAACACAAAATGAATCCTATTCCAACATTCAAACTATGAAAATCGGGGTTATTGGTGCAGGTAGACTTGGCATCTGCTTTGCTCTCCTTTGTGAGAGAGCAGGGTATGATGTCCTTGTATCTGACATCAGAGAAGACTATGTAAATGACCTGAATGAAAAGAAGATCTCTACCAACGAACCAGAGGTAGAAGATCTTCTTCGCATTTCTAAGAACTTTAGAGCGACAACAAATAATAAGGAAGTCATCGAAGAGTGTGATTTGATTTACACTCTGGTTGCAACCCCTTCACTTGAGGATGGATCATATGATGTGTCTGCTGTATGGGATGTTGTAGAAGATCTGAAGGATGTAACCAAGAAGAAATACTTTGTGGTTGGTTGCACTACTAATCCTGGTGATTGTGATGCATTCCAAAAGTATCTGCCTCGCAATGTTCATGTGATGTATAACCCTGAGTTCATTGCTCAAGGTTCTATTATCAGTGACCTGAAGCAGGCAGACATGGTGCTGCTTGGAGTTGACCCGACATTGGAAGATCATGTGGTGAAGGATATCAAAACTCTCTACCAGAAGATTCAGACTACTAGAGCCATCGTTAGTGTGATGAGTCCTAAGTCTGCAGAGATTACTAAGATTGCAGTCAACTGTTTTCTTACCACCAAGATCAGTTATGCAAACATGCTTGGTGATGTTCTACATAAGTCTGGTTGTGGAGATGAAACCACTGCCGTGCTCAGAGCAATCGGAACCGACTCCAGGATCGGTGGCAAGTATCTCAACTATGGTCTAGGATATGGTGGTCCATGCCTACCTAGAGACAATCGTGCATTTGCACACTTTGCACAAAAGGTTGGATTGGAATATAATCTAGGGTATGTCACCGATGGATTTAACAACGAACATGCTCAGACAGTAGCTGACTACTGGGAGGAGATGAATAAGGATAGAAAACCTTTCTACTTTGAGTACATCTCATATAAGAAAGGAACCGATATCATCACGGAAAGTCAACAATATCGTCTCTGTTTAGATCTTTTGGACCGTGGATTTAAAGTCTACATTCAGAATGATCGCAGAGTTTCCTCCCAGGTGTCAGAGTATTTGGATGAGAAGTATGGTGACCAGGTAAGATTCGTTGATAATAAATTCAACATCACAGAAGATATTTTCATTGTAAACCTATGATTGGATATGACAGACTGGGGACTAATGGTCGCCTTGGTAATCAGATGTTTCAGTATGCGGCACTGCGTGGCATTGCTGCAAACAACAACCTAGAGTTTTGTATCCCACCAGAGGATACACCGAACTATGCCAACTATGGTTTGTTTGATTGTTTTAAACTGACAAACGTAAAACACACCGGGTTGATTGGACAGGGAACTCCTGGGTTTACAGTTGCTGCTGGTAGTTTGGATGAACCTGGGTTTGAGTTTGACGAAGCCCTGTTTAACAACTGCCCTGACAATGTGAACATTGATGGGTATCGTCAGTCAGAGAAATACTTTAAGCACATTGAGGATTCTATCCGTGAGGACTTTGAGTTCCGCGATGAAATCTATGAACCATGTGCTGAATACATGAAGCAGTTTAATGGTGAGATCATTCTGCTTCACATCCGTCGTGGCGATAACGTAGGACGACCTGATTGGTATCCCATGCCCACGGTGGATCACTATGAATATCTGCTGGACAAACACTTTAATGATAATCGTCCTGTCCTCATCTGCTCTGATGATTTGGACTGGGTGAAAGAGCAGGACCTGTTTAAGAAGGATCGCTTCTACCTGTCTGAAACACGCATCTATTACCCTAACCAGGTGATGAATGGAACAGGCGGCATGGAGCAGTCCCTGGTGCCCTACTATGACCTGTGCATGATGACCATGTGCAATGACGCTATCATTGCTAACTCCTCTCTGTCCTGGTGGGGTGCATGGTTGCAGAAGAAGAAGGACAAGAAAGTGATTGCACAGAATCCGTGGTTCGGTTCTCGTCTTGCATTTAACAACCTCAAGGACCTGATCCCTGAGGAGTGGATTGTGGAGACTATCCCTGAAGAGAGGATCCAACAATGATGGATCTTACCTTTCTAATCCCAACTAGGATTGAGACTGAAGACCGACTGAGAAACATCATCTCGTCGGTCTCTTATTTGTTGCGACATGTCCCTGCCAAGGTGATTGTCAAGGAGTCATCAGGTAGAGATACATTCAGATTCCGTGCTCTACCTGAGATTAAGAAACATGCCAACACTGAGAATCTGACTTATCTTTTTGAGGAGAACAATGATCCTCTCTTCTGTAAGAGCAAGGTTCTCAATGATTTGATTGTTGCGGCTGACACAAAAGTTGTTGCTAACTATGATGCAGATTGTATTCTTCCAATCTCTTCATACCACCAGGCATATGGTGCGATCAATGATGGACAGGCAGATGTAGTGTATCCGTATGGATGTGGCATATATCAGTGGAAGGCTGATTACAACATGCAAATCTATGACCAGTTCATAAATCAACTAGATACATCTGTCCTTGATAGAAATAAAACTCTATCAAACTCTACGATTGGATGGACACAGTTTATTAATCGTCAGAAGTATATTGACTGCTACATGATGAACGAGAACTTTGTGTCATGGGGATGTGAGGACGATGAGTTTTACTTCCGCATGAGCACGATGGGTCTTCGTATTGCAAGGATTGATAACTATGTCTACCACCTTGAGCATGGTAGGACACACAACTCCTGGTTCACCAATCCGAACTTCCATAATAACTTTCATCTTTGGAATACGATTAAAACGTTTGACAGAGACCAGTTAGTGGATTATTATAAAGACCAGGAGTATCTGAAAACACGCAGAGCACAACTTAAATGATTGGATTTAATGCACTAGGGCGAATGGGGAGACTCGCCAACCAGATGTTTCAGTATGCATCGCTGAAAGGCATTGCACGAAACTCTGGTGCTGAGATTATCATCCCCAACCACACTCAGGCAGTCAATGATGGCATTGGCAATATGCTTCGCACTGAGTTGTTTGATTCGTTTGACCTGAATGTCAAGGTGGGTCTGCTTAACAATGGTCATGCACCCGTTGTAAACGAAAGATTCTTTCACTTTGATGAGGAACTCTTTCGCATGTGCCCCGATCATGTGAGCCTGCAAGGATACTTCCAAACTGAAAAATACTTTAAGCACATTGAGGATGAAATCCGTGAGGACTTCACCTTTAAGGATGAGATTCTTGCTCCATGTAAGGAGATGATGGAGGGTGTAGAAAACCCTGTGGCACTTCATGTTCGTCGCACTGACTATGTGACCAATGCTGCTAATCATCCACCATGCACACTTGATTATTATAAGAAGGCACTGTCTCACTTTGGGGCACATCGTAACGTGATTGTCTTCTCTGATGACCCTGCATGGTGTAACGAGCAAGAACTCTTCTCTGGGGAGCATTTTATGATCTCTGAGAACGATGACAATCGTATTGACCTGTGCTTGATGTCACTGTGCGATGACTTCATCATCGCCAACTCTACTTACTCCTGGTGGGGTGCATGGCTCTCTGCTAACAAAGACAAGAAAGTCATTGCCCCTGTCCAGTGGTTTGGAACTGGATATACTAAAGACCACGATACCTCTGATTTGATTCCCGATGGATGGACAAGAATTACTGCTTGATAAAAATAAGTCAGCATTCAAACTGAAAGGTCTTCCACATATCTACTGGTTGAATCTTGATGCCGACACTCATCGTCGGGACTACATGGAGAGTCAGTTTAGGTATTGGGAGATTGAGAATCATACTCGCATCTCTGGTTATGATGCCAGGGAGGATGATCCTTCGCAGCATCTTAAAGGAAGAGTGCCTGACAATGTAAGTCCTGCAGAGTTGGGATGTTGCATGTCTCACTTAAAGGCAATCAAACATTTCTATGAAGAAACTGATGATGACTATTGCCTCATCCTAGAAGATGATGTAAACTTTGACATCGTTCGCTTTTGGAATTTCACTTGGAAAGATTTCTTCGGAATGATTCCATATGATTGGGACTGTGTTCAGATGACAACTATCTGCACAGGAGATATTCATGTCAAACTTCATCTTAAGTTTGTCAATGATTTCTCAGCAGCGATTTATCTTATCAGTCGTCACCATGCTGCTAAAATTATGCGTCATCATATTCGTGGCGATAAGTTTAGACTTGATAATGGTGTCAAGCCCAGGGCAGTTTCTGAGGACACTATCCTAGAGACTGGTAAGACCTACACGATTCCTTTGTTCTTGTATAATCTGAACATGGGATCATCGATTCACACGGAACATCTTGGTATCTTCCATAAGGGTCCACATGATGCTCTCCTCAACTGGTGGCAACAATCTGGTGCCAGTATTGACTTAAAGGACCACATGAACTATGATCCTTACCTTGGTCGGGTCGTCGAAAACTCTGCTGCAAAAGCAGCACAACAGGCGGAAAACCCACCAAGTTGACAGTTTCTTAAGAATCTGTTAGTATAAATACTTAACCTTTTGTCATAAATCAGGCAAAGGTATACGGGGAGTTGTCGATTCCCCTTCCATCTGCGGGTAACCATTCCGCAAGTAACAAACGAGGTAAAAACTAATGTTCAAAACGACTATCGCTGCTGCAGCTGCCGCTGTTGCGTTCGCCCCTGCCGCTGCCCTAGCCGGACCCTACGTTAACGTAGAGGCAAATGCTTCCTGGACTGGAGATAACTACACCTCCACCACGACAGATGTCCACGTTGGCTATGAGGGAGAAGTTGGCACCGCTTCCTACTACGTCCAGGCTGGCCCTGCGATCGTGGCTGTGGATGGTGTTGACACTGAGACTCAGTTCTCTGGTAAAGCAGGTCTGGGTATCCCCGTTTCCGATGCTGTTGGAGTATACGGCGAGGTTTCCTTCCTGACCGCAGACGACTCCGATGATCTCGGCGTTGGTGGTAAACTGGGACTCAAGTACAACTTCTGAGTTGTAGAGTAGACATATAAACATCTAGGTGTTATGATGGGGTGCGACGGCACCCCTTTTTAATGTTCAAAAGGATTCTACTTTCTCCTGTCACTCACTTTAATATCTTAATTGTAGGATTTTTAATTCTTGTTGGTGTGATGCACAACAACTATCATCATCGCATGGATGAAGATGTTCATGGTTATGTGAGACAATTTTGTGAAAAGAACCCAGAGAAATGTCAGGATATCCTTGAAGGAGACGACTACTGAGTATAAATCACTACAGAGGAACCCTTGACAGGGTTCCTTTTTTACTATATAATATGTAAAGATTTGTCACATTAAGTAAATGACTGTAACAACCAATGAGCGCGGACAGCAAAATCTGTTCGCCCGTGAACCACGTATGTATATCTCACAAACCGACGCTGAGCGTTATGGTTACGAGACTTATGCAGAGAAAGCCGAGAAACTGAATGGACGCACTGCTATGCTTGGATTTGTTGCTGCTGTTGTCTCTTATACTTTCAGTGGTAGCGTATTTTTCTTTGGTGTATTCGGGTTCTGATGACTGAAATCCTTTTTACCACAACTAGCATTGCATTCTTTGTACTGCTAGGTTATTCTGTAGAACAACTCGCTGAAACTTATTGATGGAAAACTCCCTACTTGAAATTCTGACTTATTATGTGATTGGTGGTGCTCTTCTGATTGGTGCCCCAGGAGTATTCTTCTTCGTTGTGTTCATGCCAGCCCTCCAAAACACCAAGGGTCGCATGGTTGGATATAGTGATCACAAAACATACGGTGACTCATCCATCTATGAGAACACCCCAAGTGATCAAACCAAGTTTTATCTTAAGATTAGTGGTTGATACTTGACAAAGTATCAAACACTCTATATACTTAACTTAATCTTACAATTGTAAATGGATTTTAACGTTACTCTTCGCTCTCCTGACGGCACTGAGAATCAAATCACAGTCGCTGATGACCAATACATTCTTGACGCTGCTGAGGAGCAGGGAATCGACCTTCCATATTCTTGCCGAGCAGGTGCATGTTCTTCGTGCGCTGGTAAGATTGTGAGTGGAACAATTGATCAAAGCGATCAGTCATTCCTTGATGACGATCAAATGGAAGCAGGATTGGCACTTCTTTGTGTGTCATACCCAACTAGTGATGTTGTCGCTGAAACCGAAAAAGAGGAAGAACTTTATTAATGATTGGCAATCTCGAACCTGAGGAACATGTTATGGATGATAGTGTAAGGTATCCAGGCAAAATGCTTGGTGAACTCGCTATTGCACTTGAGAAACTTGGTTGGGAGTATGGTGATGAAGTCGATGTTGAAATCGGCGGAACTCAAGTCTCTGGTATTGATGTTGGTGAAGAGTACAACAAGAAGTGGCAATCACCGATTGGTACTCGCAAATATAATAAAGATGCATTCATCATTATTAAGAACCAATCTCGTAGGGACCTAACTAAGTCAGTTCCCAACCCAGACTTGAAAGCACATCATGCCTGACCCCGACGCTCTATGGAAAGATGTACAAAAACTCGACGACTTGTACGAAGAGTTATTGTGGCATCCTGACGACGAACTTCAGTTCACACACGATGGTCAACGGATCATCATTACTAACAAAACTTTAGAGGAACAGAAAAATGAATGAAAAAGCAGAACGTATCAATGGCTGGGCAGCAATGATCGGTGTGGTCGCTGCTATGGGATCCTATGCAACCACAGGTCAGATTATCCCAGGTTTGTGGTGAACGACGTGTTAATCATTTCAGCGTCTCTCATAGGAGGGTTTATATTTGCCGCCCTATTGAGTGAGGACGTGGATGATGATGACAACGGACCCGATAGTGGGTTGATGACCCCTGTATACGTACCCACCCCTTGACAGAAAAAAAGAATATACTATAATATGGGAGCAGTCAAATGCTCCCTATTTTTATGCTTGCAACTATTCTGGCACTCAGTGCCATGGACTATCAGCATCTTGCTAGGACCATCCAAGTAGAAGCAGCTAAGGGAACCATGGATGAGTATTGTGTAGCAGTCTCTGTTCTCAATCGTGTAAGATCATCTAAGTTTCCTAACACAGTTGCTGACGTTGTGTATTCTCCTGGACAATATGAGGGTTTCAGCAAATGGCGTCCGGTAGCAAATCCTAACATTGTAAATAGACTTAAGTCCCCACAGGGACAAGCAAACCTGCTTGCTGCTTATTCCATCATCGGAGATCGCACTGACTTTAAAGGTCAGAGTCAACTCAAATATAGGGTTGCATCTGAAGACCCGATGTGTCATAATAAGGGCAACTTCTACCACTACCACTGGCAGACATGATCAAAAAACTTATTGACAAACTCTTCTCTCAAAAAATCACAGATGAGGATATCGAGTGTGCTATTGATGATAACACTGTAGATTGTAGTAAGTTTGATGACGACCAGGATAAAGCATATGTTGGTGTCCCTGCCCCCGTCCTGAATCCAGTTGATGAATGGTTCGCTTCTCCTTATGGGTGCGCTGCTCCAGCAATCACTGAGAAGCAGAAAGAGTATAAGGAGTCGGAGGCATTTAAGGAAGAAGCGATTAAGTATTATTCCAAAGAGCCTGACAACATCCATGAAGTGATGTATGATATGGCAACCAAGAGTGGTGCCACCACTCTGCAACTTGATCCCATTGGTGGATCTGAAAACTTCCAAGGAGGATCGGAGAACTTCCATGAACGATGATTGGCGCTATAGTGATGAGAAGATGAAACTTCGCCAGCAGGCATTGACGATTCTTCTCTCAAAGTTTGGTGGTGAACTTGATAGAACTCGTAAATCAAAGTATGCCAATCAGTCTATATACGAGTGTGCTCATGATTGGGTATCACAAGGAAACGTAAACTGTAATGGTATAACAAAATACTACGAGGCATACTATCATGCAAAAGGTAATTAATGTATTGGCAGTCCTATCATTCTTGGGACTAACAAGTATCTTGGCAACGTCTGGTTACGTCTATTGGCGTAGAGATGTCATTGCTGAGCAAGTAACTGAAAATATCACTAATGCAGCAACAGAGGCGATTGCAGACGTTCTTCCTGGTATGTTAGACGCTGCTATGCCTGAACTCCCTAACACCACTGGTCCCGCTATTCCTTTCTGATATGAAAAAACTTATGATGGCACTGGCAGCAGCACTCATTGCTGCTCCAGTTATGGCAGATCCAATCAAAGATGATGAGTTCTTCACTCCTCATGCTCAGGGGTGTATGTTACTCCAAGAATGCACCGATCATGTTCAAGAACTTAAGACAGTTTCTGACCTCAACAAACACGAGGAACTGGCTGATATTGATTATAGTATTGTTGCTGATGAGTTTAACTCTCTCGTCCGATCACTTAATGCGGTCGGAGCTAAGGTTTTTCTAGCAGACATGCGATACTTCCCAATTGGTCATCGTGGTGTCTATCATACTGTCAGCAACAACTTCTTTCTGAATGCTGCTCATATGCATCGTCCTGGTACTATGATGTCAGTGATGCGTCATGAAGGATGGCACGCTGCTCAAGACTGTATGGCAGGAACAATTGAGAACAACTTCATCGCTATCATCAGAAACCAAGAAGATGTTCCGAAGATGTATCAGGCAATCGCAAAGAGTGCTTATCAGTCTCAACCACATGCAATTCCCTGGGAAAAAGAAGCATACTGGGCAGGTCATACAGAAGGTATGACTGCAGCAGCACTCAAGTCCTGTGCAGCAGGGACTATGTGGACCGATTATGAACCCACACCTATGACCCGTGAGTGGTTGGTAGAAAATGGTTATCTGTCTAAATAATAAAACCCACAGGGGTAAACCACCCAAGATAAACTCTTTGACAACTCACTTCAGCATTGCTATGTTGAGTTTATTGTTGGAAACAAGCATTCAAATATGACACATTTAACGAGGGATGTGTTGATTAAAACCATCGTTGCCGACGAGATGATCGGACTAGGTGGTACAGAATACATCCAAAACTTAAAAAGTGCGTATCACAAATGGGAACACGAATCAAGTGAAACCCTTTGTCAAAAATTTAACTCAATTAAAAAGACAAATCTCACAGTAGAAATCCTTGATCCCTAAATAAAGGAGCCTTCGTCTGTGATCCATGCCCGAAGAAGTAAAGAAGGAAGAACCTAAAAAGAAAGGTCCTATTGGTAGACTCAGAGATAAAGTTGAGGATGCTGATGAACAACTTGCGGTTCTGAGCACATTAGTAAGATTGGGTATCCTAGTTTGGTCTGGTGGTATTCTTACTCTTAACTATGTGACCATTCCTGGATTGCCTCAACAAAAAATCGATCCAACCTTTATAGCCAGTGTCTTTACTGGGGTTTTAGCTACGTTCGGGGTTCAGACGGCGAAGAAGTCTGGTGATGGCACCATGAAGATGAACGGAAACGGCAATGGTGCTGCTGCTGGTGCTGGCGGTCCTGGTGCAATCACTAAGGCAGACCTTGAGAAACTCATTGCTGCTGCCAAAGAGACTGCTCCTGCTCAGACCATTAGAGTTGAGCAAGGACCAATCAAAATCGTAACAGATCAACCTCCATACAAAATGTGATATGAAACCTTACCTGAAGTGGACTGCCATTAGTGTTGGCAGCATTGTAGCAATTGCACATATTGGTGTCTTAGGGCATTTAATTAGAAGGCAACCTGATAGAATTCAGGTTCCCACGATCAATATCCCTGCGGGCACCCCTTATTCTTCATATAAGATCGAAGCAGGTAAGGACGGATATACAATTGAATACAGAGCAAACGACCCAAAAATCCTTGAGTCACAGAAATCAATTGACCTTAATAAAAGTCAAAGTGGTTTCTTTGGTGGTAAGAAATACGAGGATCGCAAAGAGTATCGAACTGATCAATACACCATGGAAGGTGTGAGAAATATGGGAGGTGCCTCTTTGCCAGGCGAGGGAAAGTCTGCAAACGACATAGAGTGCATCGTGGCGGACGCTGGAGCACGGTCACAAGGTGCGATGGCAGGGACCGCAATTAGCACAGGACTCTTAGCACCCGCTGTTATGAATATCCCTTATGTTGGATGGTTGGCTGCAGGATGGGTTAATCTCTTAGGACAGAACGTTGGTTCTGCTGCTGGGTCACAGGTCAACTCCATGATTAGTGATTGTTAGTGAATCTATTTCTTCGTCCATTGCATGATGTAAATGATGTAACTTGGAGTATCATCTGGTTATTGGTGATACTCCTTGCTGGAGTTTTATATGTTGTTGTCTATATACTAGGCATTGATGAGCGAGAAGCACATGGGAGCGATGACACCCCCGAGTCGGAAGAGTTGTTACAATTTCCGAGTGACGAGCATAGATAGAGTGTTGGACGGGGACACAATCGATGTTACTATCGATCTCGGTTTTGACCTTTATAAAAAAGAAAGAGTTAGAGTTGCTGGTGTGGACACGCCAGAGAAGAGAACTAGAGACCTTGAAGAAAAGGAGCTAGGTATCGATGCGACGAATTGGCTCAAAGAGAAGTTGGATGGTGCCATTGCTGGGGATGACGATCTTGTTATCCGCACTGAGCTTGTTGGTGGTGTTGGTAAGTACGGTAGATTACTCGGTTGGTTATACATTGGGGGGGACGCTTCCTCTTCCCTGAACGAACAAATGATTGAGGAAGGATATGCCTGGGCATATGATGGCGGCACTAAGAAAAAAGATTTTGAGGAGTTAAGAGAAATCAGGAGAGCACACGGAACCCTGGTTGAGTAATGCCCATCCCTGATATACGATTAAATGATATTAGAATACGTGAGATTGGAATCCCTGATGTTCCCAAATGGATGACATCAGAACCACCCCAGGCAATACCCATTTATCCGCCTGTCACGTCTGAGGTTGGCACACCCATCGTAAACATACCTGGGTGTGTTGAGGCACATAAAGAGAACGATAAAAACATAGGACTAAAGGAGGAAGATCCTGAAGGCGTCATGACTTTGTGTGATGCTGGGACTCCCTCTTTTAGTCCTATTGAGTATGACCCAAACAAGTTAGAATACACAACAGAGGCACCTGAACCACCTCCAATCAAACCTCCCAAGGCACCAGAGTCACCACAAACAAAGACACCTGAAGTCCCTAAAAAAACAACGCCCAAAGTTGATTGTCCAACTAGAGAGCAGCAACTAAAAAACCCTGTAGGAAAGATCCTAGAGGGTAATAAGAAGGTGGTTGGATATGAGATTGTAGGTAAGGAATGTTTGATGGTAACAGAGAATCTAACTATACCTGATCAGATTGTTGGGAACATTCCTAATGCTGGTGCTGTGACTGCTACCGCATCGATCGCCGTGGTGGCAACGACCTCGGCACTGCTCGCAAAACCTCTTGCTGACCTTCTGTTAAAAGTGGTGAAACCTGTTGTGAAGAAAGTCCTGAAGAAGGTTGCGACCTTACGGGGAAAGAAGATCCCGGTACAATCCTCGCGGGAACGGATTGCTGAGCAGCGTCAGAGGAACCAGGCTGTGAAGGCACTACGCTCTGTGCGCCCAATGAAGAAGTAGGTTTAGGAATAGTATGAGAGTGTGGTGCAATCGCATTCTTATTAACGACCACCACATCTGCACATATAGCAGCATATTTTGTTCCAGGTCTAAACATAATACCTGCCTTCATCAACTCGCCACAATTCTTGAGTCTAGCGATCTCAAAATCTAACCGCTTATTAGCATGTATTTGTTGTTGTAATCCAATTTGGGTATCTGCTGCTGCCTTACAACGTTCTTGTAGTCCACCATCAAGTGGAATAGAAATAGTTGCAGAGAAACCAATGTTGGTGTTATATGAAATCTTTTCACCAGTTCTTACTGGTTTTTCCCAGATCACGTCTCCAGGATTGTCGGGAATTCCGTCCCCTTGAATCTCATCGACGATGACTGGAATGTCAGCACCATCTTCATAGGCACGAACCACTACTCCTTCAGAGTTGGTATAAGTCCTATCATCATACCAAGGTTCCCATGGGAAGTTTTTTTCAATCTTTGTGACCTGAACTGTTCTACCCTCAAAGTCCCTCATATCATACTGAGGTTCAAAGTATCTTTGCTCAAACGGATCCTTGTCACTAATAGAGTGAGTGATGTAGGGAGTGAAGTTCATTGTGGGACCTTGACACTGGATCCCGTTTCCATACGTATTGGTAATGTAAGGACCTTGCAAAACCTGAATGGCTTGGTTGGTCACTGAGCCTGAGCTATTTGCGATTGGGTTTGCTGTCGCGCTAACCCCACCAACATTTGCATATGCAGGTGTTGATAAGAATAACGCTGCTACTGCGTAAAGACACTTGTTGTATCTGTTATTGAGGTAACGTCTGTAACTCTTTGGATCACAGTTTGATTTGTAATCCCCGGACCTTGATACGTCGTGGTGAACTGAAATGCCTGACCCGGATTTGTGATCGTAAAGTTGGCATTGTTTAAGTCGAGACCAGTTGCTGTGCTTGTGACTTGACCTTCTGTTCCTCCCATTGGATTTACAACCACTGTGCTTGTGGTCGTGGGAGGAAGCAGAGAAGCCCCGTTGTTGGATACGTTGGTTCCAGTTACTGAATATTGCCATCCTGTTGCATAGTCTATAGAGTTAATCGTTTCAGTCACTTTGGAAGTAGTTTCCGTGTGGCTAGTCATCGAGCCCTGTGTGAAGTTAGGTACTACAGGGACACTTCTTGCTGGTTGCATCATACCATGAAAAACTCCAAGAGTCAATCCAAGGATGACTGCCTCTTGTAGTCTAGTCATTAGTCGATTACCGTGATCTCGGAGACGAATTGTCCAACGGCAGTTGTTCCAGCTCCACCAGCTGTCAAACCAATAGCACCATCGGTTCCCAGTGTTCCAGCAAGATCGCCAGCAGTTCCAGCTGCCGTAGAAGTGATTGAGGAGAAGTTAGGAACAGCACCTACAGAAGGAGCACTACTTGGAATAGCATCACCTTGCAGGAATGAAGTGCTGAAGGAAAATGCTTCTCCATTTGTAGCGGAGAGTTGACTTGCTGAGATGGTTCCAGGACCATAGACTCCACTGGAAATAGCACCAGAAGAGAGGACACCAGCAGTTGTTCCGTCCGAGGTTCCTACGTTAGAACCTGAAATACTATATTGATTTCCTAGTCGTGTTGCTGAAGTTGCTGCGGCATCAACGGTCAACTGAACACTACTAGACATTTTATGAACCAGACCTCCAGCGTTTGCTGCAGGTGCTGCCATCAAAATCATGAGTATAGGAAGAAGTCTCTTCATGCTGTCACTCATAAGGGATTGTATTTATTTAGAGAGTTGATTCGTTATAGAAAGATTAATGTTCGATGTGATACCGCACTACCCCCTTGACAGACTCAGGGAAATCGCTTAATATAAATACATGGACGGGTGAGGTTTTCCTCACTATCCGAACACGCCTGACCGAGACTAAACAGCGTGTCTAAAAAACAGTCTCTCATACCTCAGGCGGAGGGTGTCTGAGGAATATTTTACCTAGTGTTCCCCGCACTTATACATAACCCTTTTACGAAAATGGCTTCAACTCTTTCAAGACAACAAACATCCACTTGGGAAAATTTCTGCGAGTGGGTAACTTCTACCAATAACCGCCTCTATGTCGGTTGGTTCGGCGTTCTGATGATTCC